GGATTTTGGAAGTTTGGGCTTCGAAAGTAAAATGACCCTATATGGGGGTTTAATATTCGTATCATGTTACCCTTTTCCGAACTCTTCAGCGATTGCCTTGTCAACCTCTGTCTCAATGATGGCAACCACCTCACGCATGGATGCCATTGATATGTTGCCAAACCAGTTGCGGGCCGCGATTCTTCCACGGCTACCAGTATTTACTGTCTTGCCGTACTTGTGAAGGTTTCCACCTTGTGAACCACGCTTCACCTTGCCTCGGTGAGGGTCATTGCTGAAGCGTGTCAGCTGGCGCGCCCCGCCTCCAACTCTTGCACCAGAGTTGAGGAAGTTGAGGATAAATGCACGATCGTCTCCTTCATAACCTTCCAACCTGGCCGTTCGCTCGCTTCGTGGCCGTCTGTTACCACCACGCTGCCCACTCTGTAGTGTTCGGATAGGTGTGTAAGACGTTGAGCCTCCGCGTTTCTTCTTAGGTAGAATATTTATGTTACCTCCGAGCACCCTTCTGTACACAGTGTGACGGATAGCCTTTGCCGCATTTCGTGGGTCTGACTTGAATACGTTGCTTCCAACGTACATTTCCATATTCTTTTCCGCCTTGTTGAGCGCACGGTTGATGATGCTTTTTATTTTCTTTTCCATCGCTGGGTTCTTGCTGAGCATATCATCCATCTTCTTGGATAGTTCCTGAAGGCCCTCCACCTCGAACACCTTGTTGACGGATACAGACTTCATGGCATACTCACCGAGGTTAGCCTGGCTGTTATAGTTAGTCCATTTTCCCATTTTCTTTATTGTTTAATGTTGGTTGATAATTAGGATCATTCTCTTCGAGAAATCTCCGCCGTTTCAGTTCCTTGCGTTCCTTCACGGTCTCTGCGTAATGGCTCCTGAGTTCCTGATGGGTCTTGATGTGGCACGGAACGCAAAGCAGTTCGATGTTACTCACATCGTATGCCAGCCGCTCCATAGCCTTCGGGTCATCAGGATTCGCAGACTCAACTGGTACTTTGTGATGGCAATCCACGCCAGCGGTAATGAATCCCTCGCGTCGGCACCGTTCACAAAGTCCACCAGCCCTCTCCCATACCATCCGCTTCACATCATGCCACCGCCTCGAGTTCAGCAACTTCTGGTATCGCTTGTCTCTGCTCATACTTCATCCTCCATATCATCAGGCATCTCTTCATGCTGTCGGTGCTCACCTTCCCATTCTTTCACCTCCATGTCCGGACGTTCGCGCAAATCGTCGAAGAATGTGCGCTTATCATCGGCATAGCTGTCGATTGTGCGGTGCTGCTTCGCCTTTGTCTTCTTTCCATAGGCATAGAGCCTACCGCCGTCGGTATGCTCACCCATCTGCGGACATTCGTTCATTATGTCCGCTTCGGAATTCAGGCGGCCTTGCTGTTCGAGCATAGTCAGCAATACATCCATTAGGCTGTCGCACTCCATGCTTCCACCCATCTGTCTGAGCCTTCGATATACGCCTGGCATTGTTACTTCTGCCACACGCTCTAATATGGTGTCGTAGCACTCTGTTTGTCTTGCCTCCTTGAAGAATGGTTTGTCAATCAGCACAGCACCGAATCCTTTCTTGTCCTTCTGACTGAGGATCAGGATGCACTGCGACACGTCCATCTCGCTCTTGTCTACCATGTTGAAAGCATATTGCCACCCATAGTCGCTCTCCATCATGGTGAGCAACTTTTGTATACGAGGGTCGAGCTCGTGCATCGGAGCGGAGGCCCGTATCAATGTATAGCAGAACCACTGGAGTAGGTGATAGACATCCACCTGAAGTGCGTTGCATATCTTATCCAGTACCTCGGCCATTGCGGGGTCTATCTTGGTGCCAAGCTGCTCAAACTTTTCTTTGTTCTTCTGTGCCATAGCTTTTTATGTTTTTCTTATTATCATCCTCAGTACAACGTCGGCAATGTCTGCCTTCTCTCCATCATCGGGTATCCACCAATCCTTCACCGCCTGAGTGTTGATGCTGATGTTCTGGTACTGTAGCTCGTTGGCCTTCTTGCACCAGCGTTTGATGCCGTCTCGGTCGGGGAATAGGACTATCCTGCGGCCCGCATCCATAAGTGGCTTCAGGCGTTCGCGGCTAAGGTTCTGCATTCCGGCACAAGCCATCCATATCTGAGCGGCATGGTTTCCATAGGCAGCGGCCATAATGACGGCTGTCTTCTCGCTCTCAACTATATTGATTGCCGCATCGGGCCATCGGTTCAAGAGGTGCTGACCGAACAGGCAATAACTTGCGGCCTCCGTATGCTCGTCGAAGTGGTTACTACCTTTGGCATATCGCATCCGGGCATGGAGCCATGTCTGGTTGTATTCGGTTGTCTTGTCGCGGTGTCCATCCGGCAGGTACTTCATCATGTGGCAGTTGTGCAGGATGTTGTTCTCGTCAAGCATCCACCACATTGTCCATTCGTGGTGCTGCCGTTCTCCTGTGTCTTGGTTGACGGTATCGAAGTACGTATGCCCCACATGATAGTCCTGTAGAGCCAGACGCAGCCGCATACGCTGGCAATCGTCCCACGGCTGGCGTTCTATCCAATGTACGAAGTTGTCGCGCTCTGTGTTGGCATAATAGCCTATCCACTCGGTCGGCCATGTTCGCTTAGGCAGGTTGTCGGGTATCTCGGTCATGTCTCTTGGTTTAGCAGGTTTGATATTTTTGAACTTTTCTCGGTCATAATCCTCCTGGATGGGTATGCCGTACTTGGTTGCCAGATACCGCAGCGCATCGGGGTAGGAGAGGTGTTTGTAATTCATCAGGAAGTCAATGGGGCCTCCCTTAGCATCGCAACTGAAGCATACGTAGCAGTTCCTGGCGGGATGCACAACAAAACTGCCGAGATGCTTATCGTCATGGAACGGGCATAGGCACTGGTAGTTGACTCCCTTCTTCTTCAGCGTCATGAAGTCGCCTATCACGTCCACAATGTTTGCCGCGTCCTTAATCTTCTGTTCTGTGAATTTGTCCATATATTTTCTATGTAAAGCCGAGCGTGTATGTGCGCGTGGCGCGTGTGTGGGATGCTTGCCCCTTAAACCTGCCCGCCGCCCTTGCGGGCTTGGTTTATGGTGCATGCAGCGCACCATGTGTTGAACCTTGGTTTAACCCCTCCTACACCTTTAGGTGTAGAGGGAGATTGGTTTAACTCGTCAGAATGGGAGTACATCAGATATTTGTAAGGCGTAATGTCCTCCGATCTTGACGGTTGTTTCTTCAAGCATTTTCTCTTCGATTGCGTATTCGAGGTCAGCTTGTTGCCTTCCGTCATTCTTCTGAAGTCCTATGTTGCCGAACACTTTCTGCTTGATGTCCTTACGGCTCATCGGCCATTCATACTTGGTGTATGCTTCGGACAGCCACTTGTTAATATCCTCCTTGCTATCGTGTTCAGGCTTTATTCGCTTGCTGTCGCCCGGGTTGCTCACAATCTTGGGAATTCCTAACTTGCCGGCATCGTCGGTCACCTCGAACTTCCAGTCTTCCATGTCCTTGTCGCGGGCATCCTGCTGCTTGACGGTGAATGTAACTATGCCGTTCTTTTTCTCCTTGATGCTTATCAGCGTGTCGCTCACCTTGTTGCCCAGCTCAGTACCTATCCAGCCGCGCATCTTCGCTTCCTCGCTGTCTTGTGTACGTCCGGGGTTCTGATGTAGGGCAAGCCATACGCACATGTTCTTATCCTCGGCAAGGCTTGCTAATTCGTCAAGTATCTGTGTTCCGCTCTCTTCGTCGTTGATACTTGCCAACAGGTCGCGCAATCCGTCAACGAATACGATGTCAGGTTTCAGCATATCGACGGCTAACTTGATAAGCTGGTAGCGTTGCCGGTAAGGTTTAACGTCGCTGTCCTTTGGCATGTTCTTAAGCCATAGAACGTGAAAGCGGTCATCCGGCATCGGTTGCTTCATGTCCCAGTCAACCAGCCAGTGTACTCGCCTCAATACCTTGGCACTGCTCAGCTTCTCCATCTCGGTATCTACATACAGAACCTTTGGCTTATGACCCAGGAACTCTATTGTACGTTGCGGAACGTGCAACCCTGGCAGATAGTCCTGTGTTCGCTGTATGCCGTCGCCAAGTATTGCCGCCATGAGCTGAGTAAGTACGAACGACTTACCATTCTTCTTCTGTCCGCTTATAGCAGCCAGACCGCCAACCTTGCTGAACGGTACGCCGTTGTATTCCAGCATACAATATGGCTCGGGGTAATCCTCGCGCGGGTCAAGCAGATAAGGCCTCAGTTGTTCAATCGCCAACTGATCGGCTGTCTTCAGCTGCGGTAATTTATCCTCTCCACTCATAATCTCGTGATAATATAATTTCTTTCAGTTCCTTTTTCCTTCGCTTGATGTCTTCCTCTAATTGCCTTGCCTTGTACTTGTTCCCGTATCGCTTACTTTCGTTGTAAGCAACTCGCAGCCAGAGGATTTCATTTATACCCTTGCGGATTTTCTCGCGCCATTGCCTCTCATCGGCAAATGCCTTGCACTCGAATACTTGCTTTCCCTGATAGGATCCGTTCACGCTTGTTATGTCGTCGGATTCATACTCCATGAATTCCAACTGTACTAATTCACACATTGCGCAGCCCTCCTTCTCGCTTTATTCCTTCGACGTATAATATTGCCTATATCTTCTCGCAATATTCTGTGCAATCCCAGCTTCTTCTTCCTGTGCTGGATGGCCCTCACTGTCCTGTGCATAGACCTCGCTATATCAGCCAACGGCCTCCTCTTTTCGTGCAATTCCTTAAGCACTTGGTCATCGTATTCCGACCACGGTTTACACCCGTATTCATATACCTTCATAGTTCCTATATATTATGTTTGTTGTAATCGTAAAAAATAGGCACTCCGCTGAGTGCCTGGGTAACAAAAATTCCTGATGACGCAACCTTCGCATGCAGCTAACATCACAGTGTAAAATAATTAATCAACTCATAAAAATGAAAACAGGACAAGCGGCATCTCCCATGTGGCTTGTCCATAAAATAAATGTACTCGTAATGAGAAAATAAGGTAATGTTTTACTTTCTGTATTTGCTTCCCTCTGAGTTAGGGGCTTGGGACCCTCATAGCTTTTCCGTCGCATTCTTGCGGCGGCTTCTATGGCCGCATTAAAGCATAACAGTTCTGGAGGGGCTTTCCTTCCTTTCACATCTGATTACTCGCTGCTGATACCCAGGCCCTCTGTTTGCCTGTTAGTGTTCTGCGCAGTGGTTTAATCTGGCATGGTAGTTCCGTCTCCGTCGCGGGCCTTCTCTCATCCTCTGCCGTCCGGCAGTGGGTAGCACGCTCTTTCGCCTTGGGCTACTGGCAGCGTGCGGAGTTCCCGCCCAACCTATGCTAATGTATATAGTGTAGTATATGTTGGTTAGCTTAGATATGAAAGTCTGTCAAAGAACGGTGTTTTATTTTGGTGGGAGGAGGCGGATTCGAACCGCCTGCTCACCTACGCTTTTCGTGAGCATCCGCATGAGCGGATGGTGGTAGCACTCACTTATTCCAAGTTGCTGGTTTGCTCCTTTTTATTCCAGCTTTTACTCCCGTATAGCTGACGCGGTGTGCGAGATTATCTCTGACCGTAGCCCGTTGGCTCTTATCAGTGTTTCGCCAGCTGTTGTTTGTCAGTAAGGCAGATCACCACCATTGTTTGCCATCTGATCGAATGGGTCAGAGCCTCCGTCTGTTTTCCCGTCTGGCTTTTGTGCAGCCACCGCAGCTCCGCTTGCCGCCTCTTCTGCCATATCCTTGATCCGGTAGGCTCTTACATTATTGAACCAATGATCCTGTCCGTCCTTGCCTCTGTACACATTCGCATCAATCTCGAATTGAACCTTTACGTTCTTCCCGATCAAGCCTTTAAACTGCTCAATCTTTCCGTAGCTGTCATCTCGTACATCTACCACAATACGCTTTGGGTACATAGCAACCTCTTGCAAAAGGAACTGTGCCACTCTCCAATGCCCATTCTGGCCGTCCCCTTCACGCTCACCAACCTGTGCAAATAATTGTCCTACAAACTCCATTTTATTCTTATTGTTAATTGTTATACTTCATCAGCATGTAGTTATTATAATCATTCTGAACCTCGGACTCCAGGAAAATATATCTCCCGTTGCCGTCCTTCCGTGCTGATCTGAACATTCCCTCGCCGTGCTTCCTCCGCATCCATGTACTTGACTTACCTATCTGTTTGCCAGCCTCGCGAGCACTCAGCCACTTGTCGCACACATTCTGCCCGGTACTCTCCCCAACTTCGCTAAGTAGGTCTGTAAGCAGCTTAGCCTCAGAAGGATGGCATCGCAGATAGTTAAGCAGTCTATGGAATTCAATTTTATTCATTATCGAATAGTTCGTCAACGAATATCTGATCAAGAACGTCCTTCATCCAACCTGGAGCATAAGCCGCGCTAAACTTATACATGATTACTGCCCAAAGCAGAGCGATTGTCATCAGGATAGGAGAGTTTCCAATCATTGCAACCAACACGGGAGTGAGCCATAACAGAACCAAAACACACCAAATAATTCCTTTTTTCATAACATTAATATTTGATATTGATATGCTTATTTAATAACGATAGCCTTATCGAAAAGGGTAAAAAAAATTAGGCTACTGCTGTAACAGTAACGATATAACCATTTCCTTGCTTCTCAATTTCCGTCGGATATTTGCTCACATCATCTCGTGGATGTGATTTCGGATATTGACTTGCCATACTCTTCACAGAGTTACATTCAAGCCATGTCTGACAAGCAACTTTTACCTGATCACCAGCTTTTAATTCCTCTAATGAGGCGTAGCCAAACATGCTTTTAATTAGAAATTTTACCATAATACAAAATTTTGTTTAACTTTATTTGTAAGGAAGGGAGAAATTTCTTACCTTTGCCGTCCCTATACATATTGAGGATGTCAGCGGATATTCTCTTATGTCGGAAAGGTTTTTAAACCTCTCCCTATCCTTTTTGTACTTGTTTGTTTAACTTTCGAGGGCAAAATTAAGGATTTCCCTAATAACTTGCAAATTATTTTGTAAAAAAAATCGGGATTTCGCTAAATTTATTTGTTTAACATTATATATAATAGGAAAAATGTATGCAATAACGCCAAAAGAAAGGCTCCAACAATATGCAAGACATAGATTCGGAAGTTATAGGGAAATGGAATTGCATTGTGGTCTTGTAAATGGAGCGGTCGGAACTTCAACTGAGGTAAGTATGAAGAACCTTGTGAAAGTCCTTGAAGCCTGCCCAGATCTAAGTCCAGACTGGCTAATTCTCGGAATGGGGACGATGGAACGTTCGCTTGATTTAACGAACAAAAAAGAAGGACAAAATCATGAACATGACCAAGGTCAAATGCAAGCATCCGAGAATACAACCATCTATCATGTGAATATTCCAAATAAAGGCGACGAACCAATGGTTACTCTACCAGCCAGTGTACTCAAATCACTTCAGCAACAACTTGAGCAGAAAGATACGCAAATCTCCCAGCTCCTGAAATTAATGGAAAAACTGAAATGAGCAAAAATACAAAAAACAGTAACACAAATTCCAATCAAGTGTTACCGAATATTAAATATATAAATTTAACCATCTAAAAATCACCAACTTCCGACAAATATTAATAGTCCCTCCGGGATCACTAATTTGGAATGTAAGTTGATGATATTTAGTGAGTTAAAAGATTTATGTGTTACTCGTTTTTGGGCATTTTTGTGCATTTTTGGGCAAATGTGTTACTATTAAAAAGCAAAATGTGTTACCATAAAAAGAAATTCACTCAATTATGAAAACAAGCTATTATCGTCAGTGTACTAAAATGAGATTAAAAATGAGTGTCCCTAAGGTAGATGTGATATACGATTATAAACACGATGGAAGTGATTCTACCCTCACGCCTGCTACCGTATGGCTGCGCGTTTACTTCTCGCGCACACAGCGTAGATATATAAGTACATACGTGCGTGTATTGCCATGTCAATGGTCTGATGAATACTGGGTGGTTGGCAGAACCGATGCCGCACAACTTAATAAGATGATACGTGAGCAGGTGGATAAGGCTAAGCAAATAATCGGCATGTCTATTCAGGAGCGATTGCCTATGCCAAGCACTAAGGTTATGAAGGTAGATCGCTCTGATGCTTCATTCTTGGATTTCCTGCACGAGCAGATTCAGTTGGCAAATATTACTGAAGATACGCGCCGCCATCACATTGTGCTTCATGTCATGCTGTCAGAATATGGAAAGATGCGTAAGTTTGAACAGGTGACGAAATCTAATATCCAGGCGTTCTTGCGATGGATCAGTCAGCGTAAGATTATGAAGCCTGGCATGGACGGAAAGTTGCATCCGAAGAAGATTAAGCAGTCTACTGTTCACGATTACTGGAAGCGTCTGCGCAAGTACATCCGTATGGCACAGGATGAGCAGCTTATACCCACTTACGTGACAGCAGGCATTAAGGTGGATAGGGGGGAAGAGCCGGAACGCGAGCGACTGACAGATGATGAGATGCAGGCATGGCTTACCACCCCTCAACCTCTGCCATGCTTGGAGATGGTTCGCTTGCGATTTATTGTACAGATGGGTACTGGACTTGCTTATTGCGACTTGATGAACAAAGACTTTACTCGATGCGAGCATATAGATGGCTATACAGTACTTGTAGATCGCAGAACTAAAACAAAGGAAGGCTTCTATGCAGTCATCCTTCCCTTTGCCGTAGAAATTTTACGGCAATGGAATTATAAGATACCATACATCAGCGATGTGAACTATAACAAGTATCTCGACAGGGTTGCAATTAACTGCGGAATTAACAAGCACATCACCAGCCACGTTGCTCGTCACACATACGCATGCTACTGTCTGCGTCATGGCGTTCGCATTGAGGCAGTGAAGCGGGCACTCGGTCATAAGAAACTGGAGACAACGCAGATATATGCACGACTGGCTGATATGGATGTGCTGGATGCGTTCGACAAAATGAAATAAACCATGTTATTGCCTGCCAATAGTGGCAGGTTTTTTGTATAACTTAATAGTAAAGGTATGAAAAAGTTTTGTTTAATGGCCCTGGCGGTGGGCTTCATAATGACCGCATGTCAACAACCAATTATTGATGAAGATGTCGTCGAGGAGGTTACGCCTGTCGATGGACCCAAGCGAAAATTCACCTTCACGCTAAAGGGTAATTTCTCTACCGAGTGGCAACCTGTTACCCGTGGGTATCTCAGTGCGGATGGGAAAGACCTGACGGATGTGTGGGTGCTTGATTATATGGGCGGTGAGCTGGTGCAGCAGATTCATCAGGATGACAACACGGCAGAGGATTTCGGCAAGCCGGTGATGAATCTGGCGTATGGCTCACATCATGTCTATTTCATCGCGTCACGCTCTCATGGTGCTACCCTCGACACGGAGAATCACGTCATAAAGTTTGGCAAGATCTTGGACTCGTTCTATAAAGACTACGAGGTGAGCGTGGTGGCTACCAGCAACGGCAATCGTGCCGTGACGCTGGATCGTGTGGTCACCCGTCTGCGCCTGACGTTCACGGACGTGGTGGATGCCAACGCTGCGACCATCAACTTTGCGCCGACAACCTGGTATTACGGGTGGGACTACGTGAACGGCACGCCCGCTGACGCGAAGACCAGTCAGACGGTCAGCATCACCATCCCCGATTCAGAGAAGGGCAAGGCTGGTTTGCAGGCCAACCTCTTCGGCTTCTCAGGTGCTGATGTGTGGACTACGGATGTCGCCATCAACTCGAAGAAGGGCGACCAGACCATTATTGGTCAGGCGACGCTGCTGGACGTGCCGTTTAAGGCTAACCGCATCAGTGAGATGAGTGGCCCCCTTTTCGGGACTGAGGGAGCTATGACCCTATCGCTGAATAGTTCCTGGGATGACGCATACAACGGCACATGGTAAGACCAAGTGATACATGGACGTGCAGCCGTAACCAGTATTGCAACGGCTGCCGCTGGTGGCGGTACTTTGGCGGGTTCTACGGGTGCAAGCGGTTCGGAGTCTATAAGTTTGAAGAGTTTGACCGCCTGTGCGGTGGGAGATACAGGGAATAATCGGAAATTCCGACTTTACTTTCAGCAGAGGGGACATGTAGCGATACTTGTCCCCTTTGCTTTTTTCGCGTATAACCTTAAAAATATATAAATCTTTGGCGGTTCTTTCGTTTATATGCGAAAGTATTATTATATTTGCACCGATAAAACACGAAAGGATATGTGTAAATTGAGAATAAAGGAACTGGCCCGCGAGCGGCATGTAACGATGAAGCAGATTGCGAAGGCGTTGGGGTATGCTCAGCCGTCGTCGTTGAATCAGGCGATGGCGCGTGGGCTGAAGGTGCCGCAGCTGGAGGACATTGCCCGTGTGCTGGGTGTCGATGTGCCTGATCTGTTCGAGCGCACTCGCACCACCATTCAGTGTCCGCATTGCGGCAAAGTGATAACTATTAAAACGGAGGACTGACGATGATAGAGGTTCCGAAATATAGTGTTCCGACGTATGATCCTCACGGGCTATGCGAGAACCAACGCAGCGACTTCACGCGGCGCATACCGTCACTGCCACCGAAGCAGTTGGCACGCGACTCGAAGATTGCTGCACAGATTGTCCGTGCTTACGAGTCGGGCGATACGCATCAAGTGCTCGACATTTTCTTCCGCAAGGCGAAGCTGCTGAGCAACCCACGATATTGGGAACTGATGCGCACGGTTTGGGTAGCCGCTGGTTCTACATACACCGCCCATTTGTTCCGAGTGATGATGAAGTCGAACCGCCCGTGCAAGTCGTGGTTTATGACTCCAGAGGATGCAGCGGCATTGGACGCGATGCAATTCCCGCTGACCGTCTATCGTGCTTACGACGATGACGATGACCCTGGCATCTCGTGGACGCTCGACAAGGAATGGTGCGAGGGCTATGCAAAGTCGAAAGGTCGTAGGATAAAAACCATGCAAGTATATCGTGACAAAGTGTTTGCCTACGTCAGCAGACGTGGCGAAGAAGAAATCATCATTTTATAGCAATCAAAAAAGAGGGGCCGTAAATGACTCAGAGTAAAGATTAAAACGGAGGACTGACTATGACATCCCAAGAATTTACAGTACGCAAGCGGATATGCACGGCGGCGGATGGGTATCAGTTCATCACGTTTGAGCGTTCCCGACAAACGGGAA